TGAGATTCTTACCTCAAGTCCAGAAGGCAAGTTTCAAACTCAATTAAGAATAACATTTACAATTTACGAGGATCTTTAATCATGCCAAAACTTGTTATTACAGAAGAAATGCTAGATGCTATCGAAGCTGTCAAAGGTGTAAGAGATTCAAGAATGTGGGATCCTAATTGTAAAAGATATATGGAGAGTCAACAAAATTCTAAAAAAGGTGTAAAAACCACCGAAAAGAGTTAATATATTTATAAATCTTTCTTTTTTTTGTCATGGCAGCTATTAGAGGCGATGTAGGTAAGATCATGTTTCATAATGCGGCTGGTACTGAAGCCGATATTGCTGGAACTAGGTCATGGTCATTATCAGTTTCAAAAGATACTTTAGAAACTACAGTTCAAGGTGACACAGCAAAAACATTTATTGGTGGTTTAATCTCTGGTGAAGGTTCAGCAGAATTGATATATGACAATGCTGGTAACTCTGACTATTTAGCATTTGTTGAGGATATTTTAACAACAGGTGATGCAGGTGACGCATTGTTCGAGCTGTTCCCAGATAGTTCAGCTAGTTCTAAAAAGTTAGCTTTTTCTGGAATCATTACAAGTGCTGAGTATGGTGCAACACTTGGTGAAACTCAGTTAATAAACATTTCATTCCAGACAACAGGTGCAATAACTTCAGACATATAGTAAATTAAAATTACTTCGCATTTAATTTATGGCAGAAAAAAGAACCCTCGACCTTTTAAAGGAATCATTTGACCTCTCTAAAAGGCGTAAATTTGACGTTAAAGATGACGATGGCAAAACTGTAGTCAGTTTATATTTCAAGGCCATTACAAGGGCAGACAGAGCCAGAGCAACGCAAAGGGCTGGCAGTGATGATCCATTAATTGTTTCAACTCATATGCTTTGTCAGTTGGCAGAGAATGAAGATGGATCTAAAGCTTTTAGCCCAGCAGAGTTTGGTAATTTACAGAATGACTTACCAGAGAATGTACTTAATGAAATCGAACTGTTTTTATTTGGTGTAAATCAAAACGCAACTATTGATAACGCAAAGGAATCTTAAGGGGGGATAACTGGTTAAATTTTGAGTTTTTCCTTGCAACAGAATTAAGTAAGACAGTAAGTGAATTAAGAAAACAACTTACAGAAGAGGAGTTGATATTTTTTGCTGGTTACTATGAATTAAAGTATGATAGAGAAAAGAAACAGGCAGATGCGGCAAAACGCAAAGCCAAGTATAGTTAAAGGAGTTATTGTTTAGTCGTGGCAGTTTCCAATGTAGAACTAAGAGTTGGAGCTACCCAAGCTATAACAGCGCTAAAGAATGTAAATACTCAGGCACAAAAATTTAATCAAACTGTAAACGGAACAAATAGCAAACTTAAAGACGCAAATAAAGCTTTACCCATACTTTCAAAAGGTTTTTTTGGTGCTGGTGCTGGTGCTAAAGGAGCGGCATTAGGTTTTAGAACTGCTGGGGCGGCATTGGCAACAGCTTTAGGGCCTCTTACCGCTGGCCTTACTTTAGTGGCTGCATTAACAAAAACATTTGGAAATTTAGCTGCACAAGATTTTGCCAGTGCAAAAATTAAAACTCTTGGAGTGGACGCTGACGCTTTAAAGCCAAAGCTTGCAACTTTATCAAATGAGCTTAGTGGTCAGGCATCTTCTTTACAATTACTATCAGCTTCTTATGATGTGGCATCTGCTGGCTTTGGTGAGACTGCTGAACTAACAGATGTATTAAAGGCATCACAGTTGGGTGCAACTGGTGGATTTTCTGAATTAGCTACTGTTGCTGATGCAACAACCTCTGTTCTTAATGCTTATGGTCTAAGTTCAGATCAGGCGGCTAAATTAGTTGATGGATTTATACAGACACAGAATGATGGTAAAATTGTTGTTGATCAATACGCACAGCAGATAGGTCGTTTAGCACCTATAGCGGCTGGTGCCGGAGTGGGAATAGATGAACTTAACGCTGCAATATCTACTGTCACTGCAACTGGTGTTCCTGTTGAATCAACCTTTGCTGGATTACGACAAGTTATTGCTGCGATACAAAAGCCGACCAGTGAGGCAGCTAAAGCGGCTGAAAAACTAGGAATAGATTTTAGTGCTACTGCATTAAGTACAAAAGGTTTAGGAGGAGTATTAGAAGAGCTTGTTGCAAAAGGTGGAGCTAGTGAAGAAACTCTTGCTCAGTTCTTTGGATCTGTTGAAGCAAGAACAGCAATTCTACCTTTGTTGAATGACCAACTTGTAAGCTTTAATAAAAACCTAGATAATCAGGCAAAAGCTCAAGGCACTGCGGCTGAAGCTGCATTTACAGCACAGAATACAATTCAAGGACAACTGACAAGATTAGGCTCTGCATTTACAAATCTGACAACAGAAGGTTCAGAGTTCGGCATAATAATAAGAGAAACCCTTAAAGTTGCTGCTGTTACTGTTGAAGCTTTGGGAGTAGCTGTTAAGGCAGTTCTTTTGCCTTTTAGACAGCTATTTGCTGTTATTGGCGAGATTGGCAAAGCTATTGGAGAAGCAATAGGAGTTGACGCAACAAAAACTCTGTTTAATCTTGAACAGGGTTGGATAGGTATAAAAGAGGCGGTCACTGATGCTTCAGATCAGGCTATCTTTTTTGCAAAAGTGGTTGGTGGTGTTATTGGTAAGGTGGTCGTACTTGTTGCTAAAACTGCAAGTGGTATTAAAAAAACAGTAAGTGGTGTAGTTGATAGTGTTGTAACTTTTATTAGAGACAAAATACAACAGCTTATTGATTTTATTCCTGAGCCGATCAAAAAATTATTAGGTGGACTTGAGCTTCCACCGATTGATTTAAAAATTAAAGGTATTAAAGATTTCGGTAAAAACTTTCTTAAAGGTGCTAAACAAAAAGCTGAGGATTTAAAAAATACTGTTATTGAGTTTAGTGGCGTAGAAAGACAAATTACAGAAGAAAATAATAAACAAATAGATGCAAAAAACAAAATAGTTGAAACAAATGGGCAAATAAAAAAAGATTTAGATGAAATTAAGATAAAAGAACAAGAGGCAAAAGTAGAAGCAAAAAAACTAGAAGAAACATTTTTTAAAATAGGTGAATCTGTAAGAAATGATTTAGTTGGTAATTTAAGAGAAGCTATAAAAGGTAGTCAAAGTTTTGGACAAGCAATAGGTAAGGTCTTAGGTAACTTGAAAAACAAACTTATTGATCTTGCTCTTAATAAAGCTATAAGTGGGATCGGTAGTGCTTTAAGTGGCGGTAAAGGTTTTGGTGGCTTCTTAGGTGGATTACTTGGTGGTAAGAAAGAAAGAGGTGGGAGAGTTAACGCTGGTGGTGCTTTTTTAGTAGGTGAACGTGGACCAGAAATTTTGCAGATGGGTTCAAAGGGTGGAAATATAATTCCAAACAGTCAAATAGGAAAAGGTGGTACAACTAACATAGTTAACGTATCTGTTGATGCGTCTGGCTCATCTGTATCTGGTAACGATCAAGATGCACAGGCTTTAGGTAATGTCATTGCAGTTGCGATAAGATCTGAATTAATTAAAGAAAAACGTGCAGGGGGTTTATTAAGTAGATAATGGCAACTTTCCCATCAATCCAGCCAACATATTCTGGCTTCAGAAAAACAAGCTCACCAAAGGTTAGGACAACTGCTTTAGGTGATGGCTACCAGTTTAGAGCTTTATTTGGCTTGCCTTTAACACAAGATCCAAAAGTATATGATCTTACTTTTGTGGTGTCTGAGGAACAATCAGATATTATTGAGGCTTTTTTAAGAAGTCGAGTTTTTGATCAAGCAAGTTTTGACTTCACCCCACCAGCCGAAGGGTTTACAAAAACAGGCACTTATTCTCAAAGTGGTACTACTGTCACCATAACAATTTCAAATCATGGCCTTGCTCTTGGTGATGTCGTAAGTATTGACTACACAACTGGATCTGCTGTTGATGGTTCTTTTGCTGTCGTTACAACGGCTGATGATAATACCTTTACCGTTACGGCTGCTGCCAGTGCAACAAACTCAGGGAATGTCTCAGTTACTTTATCTGGTGCTGGTAAGTTTATTTGTAAATCTTGGTCAAAACAAATTCCATATAATAATAGAGCAGTCATCACAACATCATTTGAGGAGGTTTTTGAACCATAAATGGCAATCCCTACCGCAGAGCTTCAATCTTTATCTAATAAATCAATAATCGAGTTGTATTCAATAACTCTTGTTTCTGCTTTGCATGGTTCAACAAATGTAAGCCGATTCCATTCTGGTGTAGGCATGAACAGCAACGCTTCAATAATATGGCAAGGTAATACTTATGATAAGTTTCCAGTCATTGCTGAAGGGTTTGAATATACAGGAAAAGGAACACTGCCAAGACCGACTCTATCTGTTTCTAATATTCTTGGAACTATTACGGCATTGATGGCAACAGCAAATGCTACAACACCATTTAATGACTTGCAGGGAGCAAAATTTATAAGACATAG